ACCTGATGATGGCCGATAACGGCGCCCGCAGGCTGGGGATCAGCGCAGAGGAATTCACCAAGATTGGCGATCAAATCGGGATCGCGCGCGCGTCCGAATTGTTCCGCAAGATTGGCGAAGGCTTGAAAGAGGATGGCCTGGTGCCAGCGGGCACCGCGCCCGGCCAGGGCGCCATGCCGCGCACCCAGGAAGGCGCAGCGCAACGCCTGGCGGAATTAGGCAAAAATCCCGATTGGGCGCAGCGCATCATCAGCGGCAGGGGAACCCCGCAGGAAATGGAAGAATTCTATTCTCTCAATGCCATGAAGGCAGGCGAGCCTCGCATCATCTGAAGGTGACCAATGGACGATCCCCCGATCAGCACAAGTCCAATTCCCGAAGTGGTCAAGGAATATCCTGACCGCGATCCGGTCCAACATCCGCATACCAAATACAAGCCGAAAGAACATAAGCGGCGCGGCAGGCCGCCCGGTCAGCGCATCGCGCCGCCCAAGAAAGTTGCGAGGAATGTCAGCGAATACATCGGCATGACCAGGGATAATTGCAGCGATAATTGCCGCCAGGATCGTTGCGTGATCAGCAACCGGGCCTATTGCGCACATCCGCGCAAGGGCGGCTTGCAGGGGCCTGACCTGGGCAATGTGTCGGCAGTCAACCGGTTGACGGCGGCCAAGGCTTATCTGGCGAAACAGGGGGGGTGACGTGGCCCGCCGTCCAACCAAGCGCAAGGTGCCGCCGCATCGAAGCAATCGCAGGCCCGTTACGCTTCATCGCAAGAAGTTGCGGCCCGCAACCGTGAGCCGCAAGGTCAAACCCAGGAGCAAGCCCATGGCCAGAAAGCCAACCCCAGCCCCCGACATTGATGACGATCTTGATCTGCACGATGACGATGAGCCGGAACAGGATCAAGAGCCGGAGGGACAGGCCGTCGAAGTTGAACCGCTGGCCGCAACCGCAGCCGACACTCACAAACAGAACGTGATTTCAGCGAGTGGCACCAAGCAAAGCGCCATCACGTCAGCCTTCACCACATTCGCGTCCGATCACAATCAGCCCAATCTGGTGGCCAATGTGAAGAACGCCGATATTGCCTTTTATCAATCGCTCAAGGCCAGCGCGATTGCCAATGGTCAGCCGTTCGGCAGTGCCGTGGAAGCCTTGAGAAGCCTTGGAGTGACGATCTAGGAGGGCAACAATGCCTGCGGTATCTGAGAAGCAACGCGGGTTTGCCGGTATGAGCAAGACCGCTGCCGGACGCGCCAAGCTGCGCGCCCATGGCAAGACCCCAATGCCGCCAAAGGTGGCGAGCGAATTCGCCAAGAAGGCGCCGGACAAGGACAAGAAATAGGGCACTTGCCAAGCCGGGAACGCAAGGTGTAGTGTCCCGGCCATAGTGGATAGCCCCACTAAGGTCAATTCACCTAGTCGGCGCTGTGCAAGCTGTACCTCCCAGCGCCGATTAGGCGGCCCCGCAAGGACAAGCCGTTTTGGCCACTGCGGCCCCTCGCAAGAGACAAGGCCGAATGAATGATCCCCGTGCGTGAGCGCGGACAAGATCGACGTTCGGAAACCTTGATCAGCGGGACCGCGCCATGTCCGAATTCCTCCCTAAACTGTTCACCACACAGTTTTCGACACTCTTGGAATTGAAGCTGCAACAGCGCATGTCAAAGCTGCGCGGGCGCTGCATGGAAGGTTTTCATGTGGGGCGCCAAGCTTCTCCCATCCAGTATATCGGCGCGGTGCAAATGAAACAGCCTGCGGGCCGCTTCGCACCGATTGGCCGCCAGGACGCTGACTTTCAACGTAGGTGGGTCGTGCCGGTTGACCGCGATGCCAACCAACTCATCGACACCTATGACAAGCTGAAAACCGTGATCGAACCAACTTCGCAATACAGCGAGGTTGCCGCCGCTGCCGTCGCCCGCGAATGGGATGATCGTTTGATCCAGGCCGCATTCGCTACCTCGTTGCTCGGCACCGATAGTTCGGCCTTCACCAACGAGGTTTTCGATCCACTCAGCGCGGGCCTCACCATCGCTGCCAATTTCGCCAGCGCGGCGAATTCCGGCCTGACCGTTGCCAAGATGATCGAGGGCAAAAGGATCATGCGCAAGGCCCAGGTCGATGTGGACGGCGAAACGATGACGTGGGTGACGAACAGCCAGGGCGAAGCAGACCTGCTCAATCAGGTGCAAGTCGTGAGCACTGAATTTTCCGATAAGCCGGTGCTGCAAGAGGGCAAGGTAACCCGCTTCATGGGCTGGGATATTGTCTATTCAGAACGTCTGCAAGTCGCCACGGTCGGCACGCAGGTTCGTCTGAATATCCCGTTCGTGCGCAGCGGGATTTACCTGGGCATCTGGAAGGACGTGGAGAACGACATTCAACGGCGCTATGACCTGTCCTCGCTGCCCTATCAGATTTACACCATGATGAGCAGCGGGGCGACCAGGCTTGAGCCGGGCCGTCTGTTGCAAGCGCAATGCGCCGACTTGTCCGCTGCCTCGGACGTGACGCCATAAGGGAGAGCCGCCATGGCAGTCGTTAATGTCAAGTCGAATAGCGTTATCAACCTTGACGCAACCCCGATAGTTTCCAACGTCGCGGGTGAAGGCGGCGCCGCTGACGCAAAGGTAAACGACGGCGTGATCCCAGGCGCTTCGGTTGCCGCTGCTGCCTCAATCGCCTCGACGTTCCAATTCGTTCGCGTGCCATCCAACTGCAAGATTAAAAAGCTGTGGTTTGAAAGCGCGGCGCAGGGCGGCGGAACGATGAACCTGGGCTTGACCTACGCCACGGACGGCTCGGCCTTGAGCACAACGCCGCCTACCGTGGTAGGCGCGGGGGGTGCCACCTTGTTCGGTTCGGCTGTGGCGCTTACCGCCGCATCAGGCCCGACCGACGTGACCAACCAGTCCGGCAATTTTACTGCCGACAAACGGCAAATGCCGTTATGGCAGGCCGCTGGTCTGACCAAAGACCCCGGCGGGTTCTTCGACATTACCGGCACACTTGCCGCTGCGATCACGACTGGTACCGGCCTGATGGGACTTACCGTCGCTTACACGGATTAGGCATGGCAACGCCCACGGAAATCACCTTCTACAACGCGGTCACGGCGGCAGAAGGAACCCGCCAGGGCGCTTATGCCTCGGCGCTGGCGACCTGGCTCGGCAACTACACTGCCGCCAATAAAACGACCTATGCCAATGCCATCGCCGCCGCTGATGCGGCTTATCAGACTGCCATTGCCACGGCGAGCAATACCGCCGCAGCGTTGACGCTGAAAACGCTGGGCGATTGGCCGATCCACTATCCCCAGTCGGGAACCAGCGGGGCATTTCCATAATGGCACGGCATTACGTTTCTCTCTCGCGTGGCGAAGAAGGTTCAAAATATTCCGACTTTACGGTTGGAACGACTGAAAGCGCCACTGACCTATTCAGCTTCAGCGTGCTCGATGGCGTGACCCCGACCAAGGTCGAGGTTGATAAGGCGCTTGAGGCTTTCGAGCGGTTCTTTGAAAACGCTGAACAGGTTGGTTCGTCAGGGTTCGATGTGGCGGGGTAGCCCATGGCAACCGCCACCGAAAGCAAACAATTCACCAACATCGCGGCCACCACGGCAGGCTTCACCCTGCGCGGCGGCAATTACGTGCTGACGGCCTCGGGCACGATTACGTCCGTGCAGTTGCAAGTCATGTCGCTCGACAATACGACGTGGATCAACGTGGGCACGGCACTCGCGGCGGCGGGCCTCATATCTTACAGCCTGGCGCCCGGCACCTATCGGCTCAACATTACCGGAACCGCAATCTACGCCGCCCTGACCAGCGTCCCAACATGATGGCCCATGACGCAATTCCGCACTGCCATCGACATAGCCAACCGCGCGCTGGATCATTGCGGGCAAGACCCGCTTGGAACGCTCGGGTTTAACGAACCCTCCAAAAAAGCCCGGCTGATGGCCAGGCTCTACGACAACATTCGGCGGGCCGAATTACGCCGCCGGGTCTGGCGCTTTGCCACCAAGCGGGCAGTGCTGCGGGCGGCCACGCCCGACATGATGCTGATTTCGCCAACCTTGTGGTCGCCGACGACAACCTATTTCATCGGCAGCGTGGTCACCGATTTCTTCGGCATCATGTGGACGAGCAATGTCCCTGATAACGTCAATCAAGAGCCTGGCGTGTCGCTGGCCTGGGAGTTCTATTTTGGGCCGGTTTGCGTGTTCAACTGGAACGATGCGCCCAAGCAAGCCTATTTCCCCGGCGAGTTGGTCTACATCGCCCCCGGAGACGGCAGCTATAAGGTTTATAAGTCGCTCGCCAATACTAACACTGACAATCCGGCAACGGCGACAACTTGGGATGCGACTACGCTCTACCAGAAAAACCAGATCGTAATCTTCCCGCCGATCCCGCCGCCCACGGTGCCGCCAACCCCGCCGCCGGTTCAACTGCTTTACATCAGCCTGATCAATTTGAACCAGGGCCAGCAACCCGACCTGACCAGCGCCATGCCGTGGAATTCCGGCGTGACTTATACGCTCGGCCAGCGTGTGCGCGCCTCTGATGGGTTTATCTATTCCTCACAGACCAACAGCAACCTTGGCCACGATCCGGTTGCCGACCTGGGAACCAACTGGCTCAACACTCACAAGCTGGCGGCCTGGGCCTCGGATTTCAACCAGGCGACCAGCGGCACCGGCTCGGACAAATGGTTGCAAGTCAGTTGCCAGCTAACGCCATTCGTGACGACCTATCCGATTGGCGTGGGGCCTTCGACCCAAAGCCAGACCAAGAACGCTTATTTGTTTCCGGCCAATTACTTGCGCGAGGCGCCGCAAGACCCCAAAGCCGGATCGACCAGCTATCTCGGTGCGTTTTGGGGCCTGGCCTATGGCGATTGGACTTATGAAAACAACATGATTTGCTCGATGCAATTCGATCCGATTACTTATCGGTTCGTCGCGGATTTTGCCGATGTGCGCCAGATGGACCCCATGTTCATCGAGGGTCTGGCGCTGCGCATTGCGCTTGAAGCAGTCGAACCGCTGACGCAATCAGCCGACAAGACCAAGATGGTGGCGCAGAAATTTGAGAAGTTTCAGGGCGAGGCTGGCATTGTCAACGGGATCGAAACCGGGCCAGTGGAGCCGCCGGTTGACGACTGGCTTGCAGCGCGAGGCTAGGCCCCATGGGCGATGCCTCGTATGTGCATGACAACTTTCTCGGCGGCGAAGTTTCGCAAGTCGCGCAAGGCTTTGTCAGTAGCGATAAATACCGCACATGGATGAACCGTTGTCGCAACTCCATGCCGCTTGAGCAAGGGGCGTGGACACGGCGGCCCGGCACCATGTTTTTGCAGCCCACGCGCGGCGGGGTAGCGGGCCGGGTTCTGCCGTTCCAGTTTCGGCAAGCCCTGCCCTACACCATGGAATTTACGGACGGGTTCTTGCGGTTCCGGCAGGGGCCGCGCCTGGTCACCACCAATGACAATGTGACCATCACCGGCATTTCGACCGCCAGCCCGGCGGTTGTCACGACCAGCACGGCGCATAATTGGGCGACCGGCAACCAAGTCTATCTGACCACTGTCGGCGCGGAGCAGTTACAAAACCGTCCGTTTCAGATCACGGTTACCGGGGCAAACACCTTCAGCATTGCGGACGGCATTTTGCTGACACCGATTGATGGCTCGGCAGTCGGGGCGGCGTTTGCCAGCGGTTCGGCCTCGCGCGTGCTGGAAATTGCCACGCCTTACACCGGCAGCGCCTGGGCGACATTGCGCGCGGTACAGAGTGAAATTCCGACCACCAGCACACCGGCATCCGGCTCGGTATTCCTGCACGCCAATTTCCCGCCCTATGTGCTGCAAGTCGTCAATCAGCCCAGGCCCGGCACATTTGCCACGTTCTCGCTGGCGCCCGCCGTGTTTCGGGACGGTCCTTATCTCGATCCGGTCAAGGGCGGGGCCTTGATTACCCCATCCGGCCTATCTGGCCTGGTGACGATGACCATCACGTTTCCGGCCTGGGACAACACGGTTGCCTATCAGAAGGGGGATTTTGTCAATTCCGCCAGCGTCAACTATCAGTCCCTGCAAAGCCCAAATCTGAACAATACCCCGGCTTCATCGCCAACCTTCTGGCAATCCGTATCGACGGGCATTGCCATTGGCCCCAACGGGTTCCAGGGCACCGATCTAAATCGAATGATGCGGTTCTATTCAGAGCCGCCGCTGTGGAATTCGACCACTGCCTACGTGGCAGGCAACGAGGTTTCCTATCCCTCGGGCGTCAACGGCGGCTATTCCTACTGGAAAGCCCTGGCCGCCAACACCGGCATTCAGCCCGGCACCGACACGACCAAATGGGCGGTCGATCCGGCGGGCGCGATTTGGACTTGGGGCCAGATCAGTTTGCTGGCCAACCTGATCAACCCGGCGACCGGCACGCCCATTGGCACGCTCACGCAAGGTGGCGGCTTGGCGGCGGCGTTCGACGGCAATACCAATCAGGCGGCGGCGCAAAGCGCGACGTTCGATAGCGGGGCATCGGTTAGCAACACTGGATATATCGGGAAAAATTACTCTGGCGGGCAGGCTGTCTCGGCAGCCACGGTGTTCCCGCCATCCGACCAACCGCTGACCCTTGGTATGGCGCTGTTTTCCAACGGGGCGGGCGGCGGGATCATTACCAGCCAGCCGACCCAGGTCACCGTCAATCTGCGCGGCAAGGCCACGGCCCCGGCGAATTCGGCAGACGGAACTTTGCTTGGCACCAGCGGCACATTGCTGACGCCCAATGCGCCAGTGACGATCCCATCAAACGATACGACAACGGCCTGGGCTTACGTTTGGATCGAAATCATTTCAACGATCCAGATCACGGCGCCCGGTTTTATTGCTTATAGCCAGCATCGCATCGGCGTAGCCGAATGCCAGTTTTTCAATCCGGTCGCATCGGGCGCCGGTAATGCCGTGCAAGTGCAAATCCTTGGCGGCAAGTTGCTCTACACCACGCCAATCAGAGTGTGGCGCATGGGGCTTTATTCCAACACGACGGGGTGGCCAACCTGCGGGACGTACCATGAAGGCCGTCTATGGCTCTCTGGTGTTTATGCCAATCGGATCGACAGCAGCGTGTCCAACGACATTTTCAATTTTGCGCCAACCCAAGTCGATGGATCAGTACCGGGCGACCGTGGCATCTCTTATGTGTTCAACAGCCCCGACGCCAATCCCATCTTCTGGCTGGAACCTGATCAGCTTGGAATTGTCGGCGGCACTCAAGCGGGCGAGTGGCTGGTGCAAGCTACCAGTGCTAACCTTCCGTTAAGCCCCACCACCATTCAGGCGCACAGATACACAAAGTATAATGTTGCCAATATCCTACCGGCCAGAACCGACCTGACCCTGGCGGTTGTGCAAGTGTTTGGACGAAGCTTGCTGGAATACTTTGCCGACGTGTTTTCGGGCCGCTTTAGCGCCCACGACCTGGCGCACAACGCCAAGCATCTGACCAGTAAATTCATTCGGGAAATTTGCTGGCAGCAAGAACTAGTCTCGACCGTCTGGCTGCGGATAGGCGATGGCTCGCTGGTTGGGTGCTGCTATTCCCGCCGCACCTTGAGCACGTCCATGGAAGCCGAAAGGAATGCCTGGTGCCTGCATACGCTTGGCACCGGGCGCTTGATCGAATTCATCTGCGCGGGCGCCAACGAAACCGGAACGCTCGATGCGCTGACCATGGTCACTAACGATCCGGCGACCAACACTCGCTTTGTCGAGTTGATGACCAAGGTATTCAAGGAAACCGACGATCCGGCAACCGGCTGGTTCCTTGATGCGGCGGTGCAGCCTACGACCTTGACCGCGATCCCAGCGGGCGCTGGCTTCCCGCTTGGCGGGGCGCAATTCAATGGCCTGTGGCACCTAAACGGCCAGACCGTGCAATGCACCATCTCAGGGCTGGATATTGGCCAGCAATTCGATAGCGGCGGGCGTCAGATCATCAGCGATTTTGTGGTGACCAATGGCTCAATTCAGGTGCCCTACGGCGACGGCATGTCGGGCGGGCCAGGCAATGGTTTATTCACTTCGGCCCTGGCCAATTCGGCCATGGCGGCCAATCAGGTGGTTATTGGCCTGACCTATACCAGCGACGGCCAGATCGTGCGGCCCAATGCGCCCGCCGAAACTGGCGCCCGCAACGGTCCGGCCTTTGGCAAGATGCGGCGCAATCAGGTCTATGCGATTTTCGTCAATCAGACCGCCGGGCTTTCGATTGGCACGCGGTTCGACAAGCTTGACCCGGTTCTGTTCAGCCAAGACCCCAACGATCCCGCCGGGCCGCCGCTGTTGCTCAATCAGACCTTTTCCGGCATCTGGCGCGCGCCGCTTACCGACGACGACACTTTTGATGGTATGCTGGCCTGGCGTGTGACGCGGCCTCGACCGGCCACGATCAACACCGTAGGGGCTTTCATCCACACCCAGGACATTTA